TATTGCAGGTACACCAAGAACTGCTGATACTCTTTCTTCAGGTATTCTTCTTAATGTTCCAATATCTAATTCACTTGGACTAAATGCCATTTTCTCTACTGTCATAGAGCCTGAAAGAACTAATGGTTGTCCTCTTTTTGACCCACCTACCTTTTGTTGGTAGGTTTTACTAATTTGATCTGATTCATCAGCAGATATTGTAAAATCGTCTTTTGGTGAAATAATTACAGACGGTACACCAGAGTTAGATAGTAATGCAGTTGATAATTGTCCAGCAGATTCATCGCCAAATATTTCTCTTAGAACTGTTTGCAATGGTGCAAAACCTTTCTTATGGTTTGTTGGATCAAGCCCTAATCTAAAATGCACAATATCATCTTTTGCAATAGTTAATTTTCTATCGTCCATTGCATATTCATAGTTTGTAATTAGAGTTTCTTCATTACCTTTGGCAGTTACTCTATCTGGTATCAATGGGTACAATGCAGTTAATTGCCCTGCATTATTTTTTTCTTTTAATAAATATGCGTCGCCGAATACATGTAAGGCATTTATTAAATACTGTTGTACAACCTCACCAGACATAAATGGGTTAGGTCTTTCCATTAATATTTGTAATGGGTGATTATATACTATTGATTCTTCGCCATCGTCTTGATATGACTTTACAATTAGGTTTGCTTCTGAAAAAGATGTTCCCAATACCTGTAAACATGCTGTTACAGCACTGTTTGATTGTCCATTACCTAAATCTTTTAAATCAAAATTACCTGCATGAGAATTGTAACCCATGATAAAACTACTCGGCGTAATTGGATCTTCTCTAAAAAAATTAATTCTTTTTTCTCTATCATCTCTTGAGGTTATATTACCGAAGACTATATCCCTAAATGATCTTCTTTCTGCCAATGTGTACCTTTCTAGGTCGCCAGCAAGTTAGAAACGCACCTAAAAACTAACTTGCTTTTGACCAAACTTTTTCTACTACCATATTACATAAAAATAAACAACCTAATAAGCTATAAATTTATTTTTATTTCTTATTTCCAAAACACCATAAGCAAGTGCGTCAACCATGTCGTCGTGTTCACTTTCTGGAAACTGCAATAATTCTCTCTTTAAATCATCATAGTGCATGTTGGACGGATTTAAAAACATTGATCCACCTTCCATGTATGCAGATAATGGTAAAGCCCTACTGACCTTATCTTTATCTGGTTTTAATTCTTTTACAATTAAACCCTCTCGTCTTGCTATTTGTATTAAAGATAATTGATACCCTGCTCTCTCAATGCCAACATACGATAAATTATGTTCTTGTATCTTCTGTTTTAGTTTTGGTATTATATCTGGACCCTCTAGTCTTTCTCTAACCATATCAACAAGAATTAATTTATTTGTAGGTGTTTTGGCAAAACATGCAACAACCGTGTAATCTGCACTTTGTTTTGTAGATGTTGCAAGATCAACAGTTGCAAACTTTTGACAATCAATATCGTAGACCTTTTCTGTACCTAAATCATACTGAATGCGTTGTTCATAATATCCTGTATTGTTCATGAATCGAACATTGTCTTTTGTAAATGTTTTAATCCAATCTTCTTTAAATATACCACCAGTAAACTCTACAAATTTGGCTTCATATTCTTGTGAATATAAATAAGTTCCTATTTCTTCTTTGGCTACATCTAATTCTGATAATGGTACAAATGGGTTGGTCTTTGTTGGTAACTGCCACCTTTCCCAATCATTAAGTGTATCTGCTTTGTTATAGACTTCTTCAAACCAATTAAAACCTTTTGGTGTTGAAATAAATAATGCACCGCCCTGTCTTTCAGTTAATGTTGGTCTTACCACCTCTGCCCATACATTAGGTTTCATAAAGGCACACTCATCTAATACAACAAAGTCAAGTCCTGCACCTCTTAATCTATCTGGATTATCTGCTGATCTGATCGATACACTACCACCAGTAGGCATGATTACTGTTTTTTCTGATTCTTTTATAATCGTACCGTACTCAATACCAATATTTCTTAAATCTTTCCACCCCTCTAAAGCCATTGCGTATGTTGGTGCAATCCACCATGCACGACCACCTTTCCAAGCTTTTTCTAAACATAACCAAACACCTAATCGTGTTTTTCCCCACCTACGACCTGCTGATAAAACCTTAAATCGTGCATTTGACTCAGCAACTTTCTTCTGACCCTCATGTAATTGCGGTAATTTAACTACAAATTTTTTATTTATACCAACATTTTTTAAATTGGTGTCCATTATTCTTTTTTTAGGTCGGCATTTTCGGAAATTTCGGGCAATTCTTCATCTAGATCATCTAGTAATACTTCATCAAACCACATTTTGTACTATATATCCTAACTTAGCTTGTTTAATTGATTCAACAGCCTTTTCGCCACAACCAATCAATAAACTACCAGTGCTACCTTGTTTTGCTTGTATATATTGATCTTCAGCATAAGGTTTATAAAACGCCAATCTTCTCTTTATAAAACATAAAATATCTGCTTGTATTGCGTAATCATGAAACCATTGTGTTTCTGTTCTTGAAAACACTAAAGCGATACCATTACCATATTCAATAAATTTTTCTAGCCATTTACCAGTATCTTTACCATAAGGCGGGTTACACCATACGAAACCAAACCAATCTTTTTTTAATCCATCATTTTCTTCATGAAACCAATATTCAGCAGGTAACCATGGTATTTTTTCTTTAGGCGAGGCAACATCTAGATCAAAATCTGTTTTTAATGCTATAAATATTTCTGGCGGAGTATACCATTCGTTGCTTTGTACAACACCACCTGCATTTTCATACCATGTTCCTGTTTGTTTTTGGCTCATTATTCTTCTTCTTCCTTATATAAATCTTCTAACCATGAGACATGTACCCTTTGACCGTCAACAATTACAAATAATTCTTCTTTATTCTTCCTCTTGTACTGTTCTGACATCTTCTGCCTCAACTATAATTTCGTTTTCACGATCTAACCTTTTACCGTCTGACCAATTCAATTCTATCTCAACTGGTGCATTTGGGTCGCCTTGTAACTGTAATTTTTCTTTGCGACCAAATTTATCTGGGTATTTTCTTTCTAATAACCATGCATCAGCCTGCCATTGACCATCTTTACCTGCTTGCTCTATTCTTGCAACACGCCTTATTATTGCATCTGCCTCTGCTTTATTAACCTCTAACCAAAAAGACGCATAAGGCTCTATTTCATTTTCAGCTTTTTCTCGCCATAATCTAAATGTTCTTGAGGCAATACCTGCGTAGGCACATGCATGTTCTGTATACATACCTAATCTAATAGCTTCTAATAATCTCTCTTTTAATTCTTGATCTACGAGTTTAGGTTTATTATTCATGCGTTTTAATTATAATAGCAAAAACCCCTCGTATGAGGGGTCATGCTAGAGTAAATGGTTTTTTCTTTAAATAATTTTATTTAATATCTGATCGAAAAATGGTCCACCAGAAACACCAATTAATTCTTTATCTGCAAAATCTGTCCAATGTCCAGTTTTGGTATTTTCTGTACCATTTTGAAAACCATTATCATAATCTCTTTTTTGCACAAATAAAAATGTTTTACCGTGTAATCTATCAAAAGTGTAATGATATTCTGTATCGCCATGTAATTTATATGATCCTAAACCATTTGTTTTAATATCTTCATTTAATGGATCAATAATTCTTTCTATTTTATCCATATCGTACAAACTATCTATGTTTGGACCTAATTCATTAACAAATTCAATAAAATTTGATCTTGTAAAAGATTCTTTTTTATTTTCATGATGTGTAACAAAATTCATTAAAACCTCGCCTAAACCACCTCTTATGTAGCCGTCGTGATGTTTGTAAAATGAAACCCATACATCATCTTTCATTTTTGCAGTTATTGTTGCTCTTGTTGACATATTGTCCTTTCTCTATTTATAAGAGTATATTAGGCCATTTTTAGAATCTTTGTCAATCTTAGATTAAAAAATAATTACCCCTTACATAGCGGATTGTAAGGGGTCGTACGCATATCACTATAAGGGGTTGTAAGTGTGATACTTATTCTAATCTTACTTTAAACCTGCGTTTTTTAATAGATTTTGCACATATTCGTGCCGTTCATCTGGTGTTTTATTTAACCAATCTTCTATTTCATCTGTATTTTTATTGATTCTATTACTAGCTAAATCTTCTAATACTGGGTTAGAAAATTTTAATTCTTCAGATACAGTATTGTTATTTAATTTATACATATACAAATCTGATCTATGATCGCATTTTTCTAAGTTACAAGATTCACCAATATATCTTTTTACATTATGTTTGGTTTCATGGTCTTGGTTTAATTCACTTATTCTATTTCTTGCAGACAGCCTCT